CAAGATGTTTGGTCCGCAATAACTCCATCCATAAACAGCTGGATCTCGCCGTTACTTTCCTGTAAGGGCAGCTTGTTATTTTTACAAAACTTCTTGGCAAGGATCAAAGCTTCTTGATCTAAGACGTGAGATCCTTCGGCGACATAGCTGCCAACACCATCCGTAGTGCTCAAGACAGTATCTACGAAAATATCTGGTGCGTAGCTGCTGCTTTTTTCTGGGCTATACCGCTGGAACGTATCTGCGTTAAAACATCTCTTGCCCTGCTCAACAAATGTGCTGATGTTTCGCAGGTCCTGTAGACCTTTTCCAGCTCTGACTACTAATGCCATTGTTGATAATTTTTCGTAGTCTGCGCCTTTTGCATCTTGCGTTCCAGCAAGCTGCTGCTCCGCTACGGCAAGAATGCTCAACTCAGGGCCGTTCTCAAAACTAAATTGGATTTGAGTATCGGTTGTATTACTAAACATGTCATAGTCAAAAGTGTTTGCGGGGCCTTTGGTTGACATGGCGTTAAGAAAGCCGCCGCTGGTGCCGGTTATGATCCGACCGTAAAAACCAAAAGCATTGCCATTGTGTTTTTCGCTTTGGTAATCTTCGATGCCTGTTATGTAACCAACCTTTGTATTGTCGGTTTCTTCGTGCCAGGCCATGGGGTCATGAACAGGCTCAAATTTAAATTGCCAGCGTACTCTTGAGGCTTCAATTTTTCCGTTTTTAGGCTCAAAATATAGCCCAAGGTGTGCATCGGATTCCGAACCACGCCTGACGGCAAACAGGAGTGGCGCTTCGTCGTACGTGGGCTCGCCTACCTCTTTGTAGAAAACCCTGAAGAAACATGTGCGATCTTGGATTCCATTATCGCCTGCAGAATAGTCTTCAACAATTCGATCCCTTGCGTATTCTCGTTGACGTCCGGCAATACGCCTGAATAGCTTTGCCTTAATGGAAAAGCGGACGACATCGCAAGCTGACACAGTTTCGTATGAAGCGGTTTCAACCTTGACTAGACATTTGCTGAAGAAAGCTCTGTTTAAATCTGCATAGCCTTCTTTTAGCAAAAGTTTTTCGTAGTTGGTTACAATTCTTTTTAAGTCTTTAATTGCTTGCTGTTTTTGACTGATTAAAGCGCCCCATTTATCTTCCATGGCTTTGACGCCATCTTTGTCAACGATAAGTTCATTAAAAATTTTATTATCCTCAAGCGACTGCCTTAAGGTTTCCGTACCAGCCAAATAAGTGTTGTTTGAAGCCGACCCAGTTCCCGGAGTTACAAAAGAAAACTTGCTGTTTTTTAGCCATTGTTCATCAGGGAGAGGCTCCCCTTCGCTTCTGTTATAAGCTTGAAATTTGTAAAGCTTAACGTAATGATCGTGTACTTTTTTTATTACTCTGTTTTCCCTGTTTGAAATTTTATTTTCAAGTGCTGTAATTATGTCAGCATTTTCGACAGGATTCTTTTGTTTCTCTTGTAGTCTTTTGCGCAGCGAGCCTTCGTCATTGCTTAGTTTTACATCTTGGAACGTTTCTACCGTGCCTGCAAGACTAAAATCGTTAATGCTTTTTAAACGAGTTTCTTTACCCCTTAGAGCACGATTGGTGATCTGAAACGCAATGTCTTGGGCGGCTGCATTGGCGTTTGCTGGCAGGGTATCGGGGTTATCAAAAACACCATTTTCTATATCAGTAATAACTTGCTCAAGATCAGCTAATTGTTTTCTAAGCTCCTTTCTAACTTGACGTGTTTTTAGCGTGGGAGGCGTGACGACTGTGCGATCCCTTAAACGTTTTTCGCTGGTTGACTTTGAACCGCGCTCGTTAAAAAATCCGTATTGTTTTTCGCCAAAAATATCAGTCCATTCCACGCCTTGCGATTCAAAGGCTGAAAAATTAATATCAACACCTAACCCTTTAATAATAATCTGGGTGCCCGCTTGACCCTCTTCATCATCACGTTCCAGCTGGTCTAGAGCTCGTTTAAAGTCTTGAAGACTTGGAACGTTGGGGTTCTGCAGATCATCTAGCTCATCGCTTTTTGGGTGGGTAAAGGGTTCTCGGCCTTCCTTTATACATTCCAGTGTGAATCTGACATCGCCTGCATCTAAGTCTTTGTTTACACTGGTTTTGATAATGATAAATTTGGCCGTGCCAAACATATAAGTTGTGCCATAGTTCATGCTTTCGACATACTGACGTCGTAGGTTGTCAGCTTGCTGTTCGGCTATAGCTTTAGCCCTTTCTGAGTCTTCCTCATTGTCAAGGTCATAATTATTTTTTGTTTTGCTGAATTCAAGGGTAATTTTTTGACCAAGAGAAAAGTTTCTATCACCGCCAAACCAGTTGCTGCTTCCTTGATCAGAGAATTTAATGCCGTTTAAAATTTTGATGACGCCGCCATCGGCTTCATCCCTGCTAAACAGACGAACATTAACGGGGATAGGGTCATACGGACCAAAAGCTGTCGAAGTCGTTGGCGTATAGCATTGACTAAAACCAACAGCTTGGTTAGGGGAACGCCTTTTTTGTATAATTCGGCAGACGTTATCTACAGAATTGCCTTTTAGATCTTCGGGAGTTAGGTAACTTAAAGTACCGCTTTCGAGGTCGTTAAATTTTGCTGGGCCTTCTTTGGAGTAGAACATCCAAGTGAGACCTGGATCAAAATCCTGTAAAGCTATCTGCCCAAATGCGGTAAATTCTGGTTTGATCTTTAAAATTCGCGATGCGCCCATAACAAGCAATAATTGCATGAATTGGGCTGAGCCATAACTTTCAATCGAAGACCACACCAACGATCCAGACAAACGCACACCGCCATTGGGGTTATCGTCAGTATTGGTGTAAACCAAATTTACGGGGTCGCCATAGCTAGCCAGCTCTTGAGCGGAATTAAATCCAAAGGTTGGTGAAAATCGTGCTTCCCTGGAACGTCGCTGAGTTTTTTCAGTGAGGTCAGGAATCTTGGGTTTTGGCGCTAATAGTGCCGCACCAACCTGGAACAAAATTCCAATAACGGTAAGGACAATAGCGACCGTTCCACCGTCAGCAGCCCGGATGTCTAGCGCTGTACCAACTTTGGGGTCTTTGTATTCTTGTTGGACTGCAACAAAAGCGAGATACTCTTCCTTGGTAATCCCAAGAGCATCGATCAGTTGGTGCTCGTAGGGAAGAAGCTTGCGGTCCATCAATCAACCCAGAAATAGTACGCAGATACCCGGCTCGTTGGAATACAAATAACGCGGCCCCCTGGTGCGATACAGATCAGACCTTGATCTGTCACAGTGCCGAGAGCCGCATTGTTGGATTCCTTGAGGAGTGCAACCGCACCAGTTACCGGCATTTTAATACGCTCGCCCTCCTGTAATAACCAGCGAGCCATATTTCTCGGCTTTAGTGTGTTCTCGTTGTAGAGCCAGTAGGCCCAAGCAAATTTTTCGGTGTAATCCGACAAACCCAAACGGAAGCGAATCTCGCAAACAAGCTGAAAGCAATCGGTTTTGTTTCTGCCGTCTCTTGGATGTGCGCCCCAGCAATACTCCAAACCGATTAGGTCGTTCATCGAAGATTTAATTGCGATTCCAACGGAAGAATACCGACGTTTTCCCTGGATAGCTTGCGGGCTGGCATATTTTGAGTAATTCCATCAATGGCAGAGCGGAAACGTAACTCGACCGTGTCGTCGCTAAACGCAGCACCCGTTCCAACAAAATACCCGTCGTGGTTGCTTACAAGCACGTCGCCATTTTCGTTTACAAAACGTGTGAAAAGTTCTAGGCGGCTTTTTCTGTTGCCGTTAGCCTCCTCCACTAGACGAATTGCATATTCTGTGGCCGGAAATAAAACCTGTAGCTGGTCGTTGTCTGCGTTAAGACTTGAAACACCCCCATCAACTTGGAAAGGAGCAAACGTATAGCTATTACCACCTAGAGATTTACTCTCCTTTACAAAGTAGTTTTGGTAGCGGTGGCTAACACCGTTATTTGTGTAAAGCTCGAAAAACTGGCAAATTCGGATTTCAATTGTCATTAGTCGTCAAGCTCCCCAATCAATTTGACCTGTACCGTACTGATTCCTGGGCGCACTGAGGTGACGTTGGGTGGCTCTGCGTAGCGCCAAGACACATTGTCTGGTCCCTGAATATAAGACTGTGTATCGTCCCCCATGCCCCGGAAAACCCTGTTAGGGATAGTAAAAGCGTTGAATGTACCGTTAGCATCTTCGTAGTGCTTTAAAATTGCTTCGACAGTGCCTGAGTACTGACGAAATGCAACGTCATCACCGATATTTTTAAATTCCAGGTCGAGTGTGTAGTTTGTTTTCTTGTTGCCAAAAGCTCGACGTACCACTGCACCAGACATTGAACGGTAGGTTTTGGTGGGTAGTTCGCCCATCTTAAACTTCCGCGATGACGGAATCATGACTGGGAAAGAACTTGCCATCAGCTAATACCTACTCGGCGGCGTGTCGCAGGGCTATGCTGCATTTTATCTAGGGTCATGCCCATACCTCTCTTTGCGCCGTCGTTTGCAGCTTCACGACGGGTAACCGCCATTGCTGCTTCTAACTGCTCGCGATCCACGAATTCCTTACCGCCGATATTGGTGGTCTCAAAAGTAAAGTTCATCGCTGGTGCGCCTTGACCCACTGGGGAACGTCCCAGCAAAGAGCGGGTGTCGCTGGTGGAACTGATGCGACCTGCTTGGTTCGGGGTGAAGAGTTCCGGTCCTTGCTCGCCGACTATGTAAGGGCGATTGGCGTTGACGGGTCCGCCTGTTGCCCTAAACGGAGCTAACTGGAAGCCCGCAAAAGGATTCATGTTGCCATAAAGGTCATTGCCCAAACCACCACTCTGCCCGCCGTCTAGCCCACCTATACCCGCAAAAGCTTTGGCAATACCGATCGCGATGTAGGTGGCGATCATCTTCGTGCCCTCTTGCACCAAAACTTGACCGATGCTCTTCAACATGTCGGCAAAAACTTCTTTAACTGTCGCACTACCCTCAATTAGTTGTGAAATACCGTTATTAAGAGAATTGCCGATGGCGTTACCAATGCCTTCAGAAACTCGCACAGCTAAGGCTTGCATATTGTTTAAACGGCCCTCTGCTTGTTCAATAAAAGTTTCAATCTCCCCTTTTGCTGCCCCTTTAAGTTCTGCTTCCGTTGTTTTTATGTCCCCACGCAGGTTGTTAATTTCCTGTAGTAATTCTTGGATGCGTTCAAGTTGTTTTATTTCTTCTTCATTTGCCTTGCCCGTCAGTACTTTGGCTTCTAACGCTTTTTGTTGGCCTTCTAGATCTACTTGGACTAAATTAATTTTTTGCTCTTGAGCCCGTGTAGCAAACTCTATATTTGTCAACTCTTGAGCAAGGGCTTGGCTGCCCAGTTTCTGGGTTAGCTCGGATAGACGAGCAGACTTTTCAAGTTGTAGGTTTCTTGCGGCTAAAGCATCTACTGATTCACCTTGAACTTGTCGCAAAATGTCTGCTGAAGCTTTTAACCTATCTAAACCTGCTGCTTCTAATTCGGCACTTATAGCGTCTAAGCGACTCTGTTTTAATTCTTTTTCTAAATTAATCTGCTCTTTTGTTAGCCTGTTGTATTCAGTTAGGTCAAGCCCGCTGCGCGTAATGCCCGATACCTCAGTTAGAGCTTGGGGAGGTTTAATGTTTCCCAACGCTTCGGTTTCGTCCGCAAGAACATCTATAAAACGTCTATTTAGATCGGAGTTCTGTCTTAAGCGGTTTGCTTCTTCAATATTTCCGACATCCTTGGCTACTTTTATTTGATCAGCAATTTTTTGGTCTAAGAAATAAGCCTCGGCTTTAAGCACATCAAAGCGAAGTTTGGCTATCTCTACTTCTGTTTTAAAGCGTGCTTCATCAAAAGCAGCATTCCGTTGATTAATTTCTTTATTGAGTTTATTTATATTGTTTTCGGCGTTTAAAGCAAGCTCGGCGGATTGACGAGCAACATCAAGCTTAAACTTATTAGCTCTAAATTCAATTTCTTGAACGGTTAGAGCAGAGTCTCGGTCAAGCTTAGCTCGTTTTTGCTCTGTCTCAAGTACTTTAATATTGTAAGCATTTGCAGCGGCTCTAAGGCTTTCCGTTTGCTGCCTTAAAGCAGGATTACCACCCGTTCCAGCTGTGAATAAACCTGCAGCGGCTTGCTGATTACGAAGACGCACCAGCTCATTAGCTGCTCTTTGGTCTTCGATTTGGTTCTCTTTTTTAAGGTTATTAAACCTAATCGTGGATATTTGGTTTTCAATGTTACGCCTAAGGTTACCAATGCCTTTTTCGTAATTAGTAACTATATCATTGCGCCTTTTATCGAACTGCGCTTGAGCTTCTTGGGCTTTGGCCTGTTGCTCTGCAAAACCGCCTGCAATTTTTTGGGCAGAAAATTGCTTTTGTGCTACGCTTAGCTGAGTATTCGCTAGTTCTAAATTTTTCTTCTGGGCAAGAAAAGCCTTTGTAAGCCCTATAATATTATAAGCTTCTTCTTTATTTGCTTGTCGTTGTGCTTTAAGTACCTTTTCTTTTGCTTTTGCAACTTGGAATTCTAGCCTAGGAGAAACTGGAAACCCGGGCGTAGTGAATTTATCCCGTTCCCTTTCGGCTCCGCGAAATTGCGCCATGGCTAGCGCAACTTTTGGATCTGTTGTAGTGCGTGCTTGCTTAAATAATGTGGCATCTTCAATCACCCCAAAAAGCCGTTTTAAAATACCTGTCTGATTAATAAATTCTGCAAGTGCTGCCTGCATTTGCGTCATTGCTCGGGCAAACTCATTGCTTAATTTTTGGGTATCTGAACCAAATTCTTTTAGACTGTTTACCCCTTCATTGCCAACAACACCGGCTAATTCTTTGGTTGCTAAAGCTAACGCTGTGTTTTTTAAACCTACGCCTTCGAGTTCTTGAATACTTTGTGCCAATATTGTGTTGGCCTTGCCTGATGCCGCAATGATCGCATCGATATTTGCTGTGACAGGGTTAAGCGCTTGGCCAAGAGCTGAAGCCCCTGCAATGAGTTTGCCAACAATTTCATCTACAGCGCTACCTATAGCGCTGAAGAAAATTTGAGCCCCGAAACCCCCTTTACCTCCCCCAGCTACCGCACCAGCAACACCGCCTAGAACCCCACCAGGGCCTGCCCCTGTTAAAAGCGGGAAACCTGCACCAAGAAATAAGTCTTCCTTGAATTGGCGTCTTCGTGCTTGTTGGGCTCGCGCACCAGCAATAAAACGTTTTTTGTTTTCTAGCCGTTCTTTTCTAGCGTTCTCAACTAATTTTTCTGATAGCTCTGCTTCAAATGCTTTGGCTTTATTTAAAAAAGTTTGAAGCTGTAATCTTTTACTACCTTCTTCTGACATCTTCGCCAAACTGCGCTCAATGCCCTTGTTAAGAGCAACTAGCTGCCTAAGCTTTTCTGCATCTTTGGCACGCCCTTCACGGATTTGACGTTCTTTTTCTTGGATGCGTTTTAAATTAGCCTCAAGATCCTTATATCCGCCGCCGGGTTCAATACCGCCTAGGCGTGTTCTAGGGGCTCTTCCACGCACAGCTTGTTTACGACGTTCTACTTCGGCGTCACGAACTGCCTGAAGCTGCAAACCTTTTGATGTTCGAATAAGATCGTTTAAACGCTTTTGGTATTCAGACGCTTCTTTTTCTGCAATAACAAATGCCCGCGCAAATTTTCTTACCTCTTCGCTGTTTCTTTTTAAACCGCCTGCTTTGATATTTATATTGTCAAGTGCTTCGGCTAGCGCTGCCGCCTTATCCGCAGTGGCTGCAACTGTGTTGCCTAAAATACGAGATCTAGCTGAGGCGTCTTGACTGTTAATTCCTAGGCTGTCTATACTTTTTACTGCCTCAAGTAATTTTTTCCGATATACGGCAAGTTGATCTCCTGCTTTATCTGCTTTTAAATCTAGTAAATTACTTGTTTGTCTGCTTAGCCTTGCTGTTATTTTTTCTGCTTGTTGAATGTTATCAATAACACGAGCAAGGCCCCGCTCACCCTTAAGGATAATGTCAACAGTAATGGGGGCGTTATAGGCGGGCACAACTCACTGCCAAAATATGTGTATAGCTACTTTAGCGGCGGCGTCTGGCCTTATCCATTTCCTTTTGCTGCTCGTCGTTGATCACCTTGAAATAGGCGCTCCAGCCGATTAACTCCTCGGGGGTCATGGTGGCGCGAACTTGCGACAAGCTCATGCCCAGTTCCTTGGCAACGCCGAACTGCAGCATGAGCCAGTTGTCTTTGCGAAGCTCAGCGCTCAGGATTTTGGGTCCATCTCTGCAGCGTCGTCATCGCTGAGGATTGCAAGCATCAAAGCTTGGAGATCTTTGTCTTTAACTTCGTTCTTGAGGACGTCGATTTCGCCTGCGCTGAACAACTTTTGGCCGTTGGAATCTTGGGCTTTGGCGATCAGCAGCTGGAGCGCAAAAGCGTTGGCATCATCGGACTTTGCGTTGCGTTGGGCGCGTTCACGCTCAGCCATTGTCAATGGCGTTGTGTACAACTCAAAAACCGTGCCATCGGAAAGTTCGACGGTCTTTTTTACGGGCTCAAGGTTTGCTGCCTTACGCAGACGGTCAATTGCACGCAAAGTAGAAGCGGGCATCACTAATCGAGATGTATGAGATTAGTGTAGCGCCCATGTAATAAAAAAGACCCCGGCGGTTAGCCGGAGTCTCCTTTCCCCTAGGTATTAGTGTATCAGGACTTGGCGAAGTCGAACGTCGGGGTGGTGGTTGGGCGGAAGTTGATTTCCACCGCTTGGGCGTCGTCGGGGTTGATCGACAGGCTTGCGGACGTCAGGTTGGCTTCAAACTCAATGGAACGGCTCAAGGTGTCGTCCAAGGAGCCGCTGCTAAACACCTGATCGGTGTAAAGCTTGAACTTACAACCGGTTTGGATGCGCTGCAGCACGTCCTCAATCATCCGGTTGCCCAGAGCGTCGTCCGTGTCGGTGAAATACACAGTGGCACTACCAGAGCCGTCGGCAAAACCAGCAATAAAGGTCTTGAACGGTACGTACTGGCCTGGGGTGCTGCCAATCGTGGTGACGTCGATTTCGTCACGGGTGATCTCAAAGCTCCATTCACGAACTTGTGCGACAGACGCAAAGCTTGCGTATTCGACTTGGAACTTGTTCGGGGCAACTGCTGTGCCGTCGTCCGTGATTGTGATCGTTGAACCGCCAGAAGTAGCGGACACCTGCATTACACCCGTGCTGTTGGTGTAGGAAATCACGTAGTACGTCGTACCAGCTGTGATGCCTGCGGGTAGGGTGCCGGAACCTGCCGCGCCAGTGGTCGTGTTGACAACACTGAAAATAACAGGATCACCCACCTTAAAGTTCAGGTAGGGAGCAACGGTGACGGTGTCACTTGCGACGGTGACATCCGACTCAGCAAACTGGCCCAGGGTGCCAGCAGGTTTGTAATACAGGGCACCTGAGGTGCCGGACAGAACGGTGGCGGCCATTGAAGTACCGGAGAATGAAGTTTTCTGCGGGCACTGCCCGGCTTCTTACAGGATAGCTACTGTTGTTAAGCCATTACTGTTGCTTTGTAGCCAGCTTCGATACGTCCCATGAAGTGTGGGGATGTTTCTTCGGCAGAAAATGTTGGACCCTCAAGTTGACTTAAACGGAAGAAAACTCCGCTATCTGTTTTTGCTGTGTCGTTGAGCGTCTCTAAAACATTTGCAGCAGTTGTAATCAAAGTTTGATTACGGGCTGGACCTTGGCCCTTCTCTGTAAAGACGCGGATGACAACCGCACCACGGGCAAAATCAACGCTGCTGGTCAGGGTTGGTTCGTTGGTCAAGCCAAAAGTCACATTCACCCGCACATACTCAGTGGTCGTGTTGGGTGGGACGGCAGTGATGTTGTCGAAGTAAACAGGGACTGCTGGAGACAAATCGTTGAACGCCGTTAGCAAAGGGGCCTCAACAGCAGCGCGGATAGCTTGATAGTTCATCGCCCGAACCCTTTAGGTTTAAACGTACCAAAGCCCCTTTTGACTCCGTCACCTAAATCTTTTTGAAGTGCTCCGCCGTTTATGTAGGTCAAATACCAGTCAAGTGGGGCCGTGCTCCGGTTGCCTTCTCCAGGACTAAGATCCCCACGGCGACTGCCTTCGGCGCGTTCTCCATACTCAATCTTTTTTAAGTTGGGACTTGGTTCAGCTATTTTTACTCCAGGGCGCTCAAATGGTGTCAAATCTTGTGCTTGGTCTGCGTACGGCATACCATTTACAATGGTATACATCTGACCTTCCCTGAAACGACCTTTTGGTACGTTGCGTAGATTGTATTTGTAGATTTTGCCGTTAGATCTATTAGTGCCTGGCGAATTACCTTCAGCTAAGGCGTACCAGGCGCTTGAGTAACGGCCTGTCCAAGCTGGTCCCCTATTTGCTAAGGAGTTCATAATATCGACTGAAGCATTCCGGGCAGCTTCGACTGTTGCTGCTTTGATGTCGTTGACTAAAAATTTTATTGATCGTTTTGCCATTATTGGGGCCTCGCGATGATGGTGTGGAAAATAGGCTTGTCGCCACGCTTGGTCTCGATACTAATAACTTTGGCTTCGCGGGTTTCGCCTGCCTGCGGATACTGAATACGATCCGCTTCGCTTGGGTAATAATCGCCTAATTCACCAGCGCCGAACAAAATTTTGACGTCGGTAGTTTGGTACAAACCCTCATACTCGCTTGGGTTGACGCTGGTGATCACAGCCTTGACTGTGACTGTGGTCTCGGATGTTGTGACCGCTCCAGTGGTTGGGTTATAGGTCGCGGGGAGTCCTGCTTTGATGTAGGTCACGTTTTGACCCCAGTCGGCAAGGATTGCTGGGGGGATTGCGCCGAAAACGTCGTCAATTCTTGCCATATCAACCTCGTAGGAGCGTTACGGCGTAATTTGTTGCGCCGGAACGGGTGTACAGACCCAGCATGGATTGCAGCCAGGGGTAAATGTCCAAGATATTGTTGACCAGTCCTTGGGTCTGGGTTTGGGTGCTGTACTTGACCTCTAGATCGCCCAATTTGACTTCTTCGTAGGTGCCGTCAGTTCCCTTGGTGTTGACTAAAGCGTTGGGGTCGTTAGCTAAGGCACGTGCCAGCTCAAAGGTTGCAATCTTGACGTCGTCTGGGATAAACGTGCATTTGATTTCGACGCCGTCAACTTTGTATTCTTTGCGCGGCCACTTCAGGGCTTGGGTTGTTGTGCAACGGGTGCCGTAAAATTCGAAGCCGTCGATGTAACGGGTGGCGGAAATAATTGAGCGGTTCTTTTGATCGTCGGTTTTATTTGTCCACGTAGATTCGTCGGGCGTTGTCTCAAAATAAGCGTCAGCTTCCGCCAGCGTCACATAGCTGTTGGACGATGCTCCTTGAAGGGTGGCGTCGATTGTTGCGGCCACGGCTTAAAAAACCCTTTTTCTGAGTCTAGCCCTGGTGCGCTTGGGCGGTTTTGGTAGGGCGCAAGCGTGATACACAGTCCCGCCGGAAAGCTCAACTTGGGCTTGCGTATCCTCTAAAGATTCTCGTTGAACGTCTAAAAAGCTTCTTCTATTATCCTTGATAATGAATACGCGTACCAGCTCCATGCCTGTCCGTAAGAGCGAATCTGTTGCATCCAGCGTAAAGAAGACTATCGAACCAGCGGTGGAAAAGCCTCGGAAGCTTGCTGATGTGGCAAAGCAGGTGCGCAAAATGCGTGAAGATGGTAAAACTGTGCCTGAAATTGCTATTGAGCTGAAAGTCTCGTACGTCGTTGTTAATCAGCTTGTGTTGCGGTCATACAAGATGGTGGCGCGTACGGAAGAGGTGTTTCAGCGGCAAGAGGAAATGCGGTTGGGCCTGATTTGACATTAAAAAAGGCCCCGTGAAGGGGCCATGTCCATCTCGCAACCGGAGCTTATCAGGAATAAGCGGTGGTGTCGAAAGGAGTGTTGACCAGCAGGCGCACGATCGGCACCATCTTGGTGGTGGCGAACACAAGGTTCCAGCTGCTGGTGTTGGCCAGGTTGCCGGTAGTTGCGGCGTTGGTGGGGTTGTCGCCAGCGGCGGCCCACTTCGTGCCGGTGATGTGGTAGCCGTAGTGGTAATCGACGGCCAGCACGTCCTGCATGGACAGGATGTTGCGGTCGGCGGCGAGACGCAGATCCTGTTGGATGCCCTCGGAAACCACGCCAGACTTGAACATGTACACCGGGTACTTGACGCGGTGGGTAGCAGTACCACCGGTCAGATAGGTCAGCTGGTCGTCGATCACGACGCGCATTCCAGCAAACAGACCCACTTCGGGTTGGCCGATGCCGACACCGCCGCCGCCCCAGGTCACTGCGCCAGAAGCAGACAGTGCTGAGGTGCTGAAGGTCAGCATTCCGATCTGTTGCAGGTAATAAGCAACAGCGGAGTGCATCGCAATGGTGTCGATGTCTTCACCACGCTCGCCCAGCTTGTTCTTGGCTTCAAGAACATTGCCAACTGAAATGTAGTTGGCTTCGGCAGGGGTCGCACCAGCGACGGAAGCGTCGAACTGGTTGGGTCCAAGAACACCGGAAGCGGTGATGCCACCAAACAGACCCAGCAGTTGGGACTTCAGGGTGGTGGTCTTCAGCTTGTTGATTGCTGCGGTCAGCTGGTTGCGGACGTGAGCAAGAGGGTCAGCGCCAGAACCCAGACGTGACAGGTCGTCCTGGGCGTAGCTGAAACCACGGTGCAGCAGAGTCATGATCTGCTCGTCAGCCGAGGTGCCCTGAGGAGTCAGGTAACCAGCGCCAGAGGTGCCCCAGGTCGCGTTAGAGAGGATTTGCTCCTCGGTTGGTGCGATGGGGTCATGGAACGGAACACGCACGCGGGTGCCGCCTGCACGGGCGTCCAGGGCAGCATTACGCTGCACAATGCCGCTCTGAATCCACTTGGATTGCTCAAAAATACCTTCAGATGTGTACTGAAGGAATTCAGGGCGGGTTACTAGGTCAGACAGAAATGTTCCGCCTGAATAGTTCTCGGAAATGGCAGCCATTTGGGCTCCTAAAAAACGGGTTTACGGGGGCGTCCCAGTGGGACTATTTTCCGGCCTCAGCTTTAAGAATTCGAGCTTTGTCTGGATCCTTACTAAGAAGAATCATTTGCTCGGTTACGTTAAAACTGTCTTTCAACCACGGGTTGGATTGACCAGGAAGTGAGGTGGCGCGGGCACTGCCCGTAACACCCATTCCGGCAGTGTTACTTGCGGCAAAATGATGCTCGTAACCGCTGCCAGGATTTTTCAGGTTGGCGACATACTCAGCCACCGGAGTCTCTACACCGCCGATAACAGCCACAGGCTGTCCATCTTTGTTGCGAAGATTATCCTCCACTAGACGATACAACTGATCGGGCGCAAGCGCACCAGCGGAAGATAGTTGGGCAAGGGTTGTTGCTCGCAGTTGTTCTTTGGTGTAGCCTTGTTTGATCTCATTTACTTCGGCTTCTTTTTCAGCCAAAGTTTGCTTTAGGGCCGAAATTGTTGTTTGGGCGTCGTCCCAAAGCGTTTTGTACTCGCCGGATTCAGCTAAGCGGGCTTCTTCTGCTTGTTTTTGTGCAGATTGGACCTCACTTAGCTGGCCTTGGAGTTTTTCGCGGTTTTCCTTGTCTTTACGGCGTTCGTTAATAAGCTCAGAATTCTTTGCCTTTAGGGCTTCGATTTGAGCTTTTAAGTCTTCCGTACCAGCCACAGGCTGGGCAGCTGCATTCTCCACAGGAGAAGTGGCTTGCGTTTCTTCAGACACAGGGAATTAAGTTAAACGATACTATTCTACAGGGTTGTTTTCAATTACAGCAGGGGCTGGGGCGGGTTCGGCTGAGGCGATCTTGGTTATTTCGTCTTGGATGTTGGTGTTGTCGGGCAGGATTTCCCCGCGACGCAGGATCTCAAGCAACATCTCATCGCTGAGCTTGCCTTTGGTATTCAGGTCAGATAGGACGGCAACGTCTTGGCCGATTAGGCGGTAGTAATCGAAGTCGCGGTCGATGCTGACTTCGGGGGGTTCGATGCCTACATACTTCGCGGCAAGACCAAAGGCTTGGTTTAGAGCGCTCTCTAGCTCTTGGCTAATGATGGATAACACAGAGTTGCCTTGTGCTTGGTCAATGCGCTTGGCCTCGGCAGACTCGGCGACAAACTTTTGCCCGAAGAGCTTGGTTACGCCCAATGTGGACATTTGACCCTCTAGTGATTGCAGCTCCTGCATCTGGGCGTCGAAACTTGTAGCATCCGCTTGCACGTAATACGCCTTGTTGCCAGGTGTCATCGCAATGGCGTAGTTCACGCCCATCGTTGCCGTGCCAAGGGTGTCGTCCCAGCCCTCTAGCACAAGCGTGGGCATCGCGGCGATGTGGAGCGCGTGGATTAGGTCGGCTTGGCGTTGGTAGTGCGTGATGTTGAGGTTGGCGATGTCGAGCAGGGGTGGTTGAGACCGCAACATGCCCCGGCGGTTGCTGTAAATGGGCACCACTGGAATTTCGTCCAGGCTGAATCCTCCGGTTTGGGAGAATTCCACGACTTCTTGCCCCAACGTGTACAAGTCGTATTTGCCGGGGTAGATGACCCGCATTTGTTCGACTTGTTCTTCGCCAAAATCGTTTAGGGGGCGGGTTGCATATTCGTGGATGCGGATTTGCGTAAGGGGACTACCGGGCATCGTGTAGTCGGCTTGACGCCATCCCCAAATTTGTGGGGCGTCCACATGCACAAAATAGGGACGTCGTCCCATGGCACGTTCTTCAGCCAGATTTCGAGCGCCGGTTGCTGCGGGGTAGTCAACAAGCACAGCACTATGGCCGTAGGTAAGGCTGCTAACCAAGGCACGACGCGCATATTCATTGATATTTGAACCTAAACCGTCAATATCCTGGCTTAAATTCAGCCAGTAATCATCACCTTCAATGTGGATGGGCTTGCGTAAAATCGCTCCAGCGGCAGTTTCGATTAGGCGGCTGGTATACGGGGATAGGACGCTGCGGTCTACACGGGTCTCGTAGGCTTCGTCGTCTTCGCGGGGTTCTTGGGGGAGGTAGGTGTCGCAGAGGTCGCGGATGTAGTTGGTGCCTCGGGTGACGGCAGCCATGACCTGCCAATCCTCCATCATCGCGATCACTTCAAGGTCGCGGACAAAGGGGGATTCGCTAACCGAGGCTCCAGTTGGCGGGATGTTTGCGCTGTAAACCACGGTTAGATAGCTACTTTATTTCATTTTGACAGATACTCACCATTTCACGCGGTTGGCCCAATAAGCCGCTGACATCTTGCCTTTCGCGATGTTTTTTGCGTGGCGGGCTTTGAAGGATTTGTTGCGGGCCGTTCCAGCGGGGCTACCCTTGACGCCTTGTTGGCCGAAACGGATAAGTTTTACTTTGTCGCCCTCTTTTGCGAGGACTGCGTGTGATTTTTTGGGGTGATTTGGTGTGCGTTTTGGTTTGTTGTAGCCTGAAAAGCTCTCGGAGCCGCGCTTAATCGTCATCGTCAACCTCAATCATGACTTCTATGCCTGATGCTAAGCGGGCCATTAGAGCGGCGAAGTCGGCGGGGTCTTGGGGCGTCATGAACGCAAAGGTGGCTTCCGTCATGCGGGTTTCGGCGTCTACTTCCATGTGGGTGCAGAAACCGGGGGAAATTCGGGTGCCCATTAACCGTTGAAGGTGACTGCGATGTGGGGGACGATGCTTGGCGTGCCAGAGGCTATGGCGTCTATGCGGCAGCGGATGGTTGAACTCGTCTTACCTGAGTAGTAGTAGACATACTCACCGTCGCTGTTGATCGTTTTGCTGGTATCGATTTCGTACCAGGTGGTGCCGCCGTTGAAGCTGGCCTCGAAGGCAAGGGTGAAATTTGCGCCGCCGCTCGCCTCAAACGCAAAGGTATATTCGGAGGCGTGGGCGTGGATACGCATCTCGTCGTTGACGGCAGTCATCGTGCCACCCGTATATTCGACGACGTTGGTGTAGCGCTTGGTATCAGTGACGTTGACTATGGCCACTATTTTTTACCCTTAGGTTTGCGTTTTTTGGCGGTCTTGGCGGCGGCTTTAAACTGCTCGGCGGTTGGTGCGCCTTTAGACCCTGGTTTGCGCATCTTTTCACCCGAACCAGCCGCAATTCGCTTGCGTTTGGCTTGGATGTTGGCGTACAACCCGCGTTTTTTAGGCATGACAGACTCCTTACTCCTTACTCCTTACTTCTTTTTGGTGCCTTTACCCTTGGGTTTTTTCTTGCTGCCTTGGCCGTAATGTACAGGCATTAGAAAACTCAGGTTACATATGGCCAGCTTAGCTCGGTGTTGCCGCTCCAGGCATTTTCGGTGACAGGGTTTTGGTGGGCGTAGGTGTTAAATAGTTGTTTTAATTTTGGGAGGGGGATTTTTAGTTCTTTGGCTTTTAGGGCGACGTTGGTTTGGCCTCGGTAAAGGAGGCCCAAAGCTTCTTCGATTTCGGGGGTGATCACCATACGCGGTAGTTTGTTGTGCCAATGGTTTCGGGTTTGGCCAGATTAAATACTTGCAGGCATAGGTAGCCCAAGGCGTCGAAGCAGTGGTCAACTCCGAGATTTTTGTTGGGGAGACCCGTTCCAGGGGAGTAGGTCAGGGTGCGGAGGGATTTGATTAGTTCCTTGCAGCGGGGGTGGATGAACATGCGGCGCGTTCCAGTGGCGTCGAGGAGGGCGGTGTTGACGCAGGTGATTTTGTCCCGGATCTTCCACGGGGCTTTGGGGGTGGAAACGGTGAAGCCGGATTTGCGGAGGATGCTGTGGTCGGTCGTGCCAACGCCTTGGGTTTTGCGGGCACCGCCGGTAGGGTCCGGGCAGCTGATGATGCGGCGGTCTACGCCGTAGCGGTTTTGGACTTCTTCGCAGAAATCCCAGGTGGTCGCACCACCCGTCATGATGATTTCGTCGAAAATCCATAAAGTGTCACCTTTCTTAACCGCGCAGATGCCGGTCATGGGGTCCACGTTGAAGTCGACGCCTAGTAAGAGGGGGAGGACGGGGAGGTCGCGGACGTCTTTGCTGATGTTGGCGTCCGCGAAACTGATGGCGACCAGGCCGCTGAGGTTCTCGAATGATGCTTCAAATTCCTGGCGGAACGTGCGCGTGTCAAGTTGAGCGCGGGCTGCTTCGACTTCTTCACTGGGGACATTGCCTCCTTCAATTGTTGTGTAGCACCAGCGGGACCAGTCGTTGGTTTTGTCCTCTGGGACGTAGCACCACATGTCGTAAAACCAGCTGGCCGTTCCATCCGGGGTGCTGATGAATAAGGCCCAACCTTGTTTGTCGGCGAGGGCGGGGCGGATGACCTCGAACCAGACTTCGGAGTCCATGAAGGCGGCTTCGTCTAAAACCACACCTGCTAAAGAACGGCCTCGCAGGGCCATGGCGTTCTCGGTGCCCTTTAATTCGATGGTGGAACCGTTGACAAGTTCTAGCTTCAGGTCGGTTTCGTTTTTGGAGGTGATAAATTCTGGTGGGATTACCTTTTTTAACGTTTTCCAGGCGATGTCCTTGGCCATCCGGTATGTCGGGGCGCAGTAAAAGTAGGTTTCGCCTGGACGTGCCAGGGCTTTGATGAAGAGTTCGATGCAGGCCAGGTAGGACTTGCCAAAGCGGCGGCCTGCAACTAAAACGCGGAATCGTTTTTGGGAGCTAAATACTTCGTATTGGGCGGGACGGAGACCTAAATCCAAGGTTGCGGGCATTTATTGCTCGGGTGGTTGGATTTTGACGTTGATTTCGGGCAATACTTGGTTTAATTGCGCTTCGTCACAACCGACTTGACGTGCCAGGGAATCCAAAACACTGGCGGCGGTTTGCATTTGGCCTCGACGCATTGCCGCATTGAGGACTTTTTGGCGCATCGCGAAGATGCGGGCGGCCATGGTCTCACGTTCCAGGGCGAAGTCTTGGTCGTTGAGTTTTGCGACTTCACGCCAGTCGCGCCAGGCGGTTTCTTCGCTGACTTGCTCTTTTTTGGCGTGGTCTAGGACCAGTTGCTTGGCGGGAAGGCCCTCAAGTTGGCGTGCATAGAGCCGCTTGACACGCTCAATCTTGCGATAGTTCTTCCTGTTAATCGCCTGCGATCCAGGGATTGCAACTAGATCAGTTTCTTCTGGTTCGTTGGTGTTGTCGTGTCCCACAGGGACGATGTTGTCTTCCAAGAGATTCACAGAATCTTGAGTTCAATGTAACAACGTTCCAGCGATCTTACATGGGTTGCGTATTTTTTGGTGGGGCGGTGTAGCACAGTGTAGGGATTGAACCCCTGCCCCCTAGCACAGTAGAGAATTTTAGTGTTGTTTGTGCAGGTTCCCTACCTTCATGCGCAGCGCGTGCAATCTTGAACCTTACCCCCGGTAAATGCGGGGGTAAGTAATACTTTTTAGGCTAAGTTTTCGGCAAAGGCAATTAATTCAGTTTTGTTAAATCTTCCGCCAGGCGGACAGTAGCAGGGGGAATAACATCCACGGGCGACGACATAGCGTCCGTCCGATTTCATTTTGTTTACACGATACCCGCAAGATTCGAGTAACCAGAAAACTTGAGTTAGTGACATTTTGTTGGTGGGACCGGGCTAGAGGTGGGCTGCCGGTTCTCCCGTATCCTATCACAACAAAAGCGGAACCGCGAGCGCTATGTGAAGAAGTGCAACATGTCGTTTTGTGACAGTAATTTTTTGTATCTACAGGTAGATACGAGCCGCAGCTGAGATCCCTTGCGGCGCAGCGTCCCAGCTGAACCGCTTTAACCCTTACTGTCAGCAGAGAGGCAAGCCGCAATCCATACAGACAGCTAACTAACCTCTCAGGCTTCCCTAGGCGTCTCTCCCCTAGCACTTAGACAGTCCGCACCACGTGATCGAAACGCCGCATTAATTCAGCGACAGCTTCGCCGGTTATCGGCTTGCGGCAAACCGGTAGACCCTTTTCCCAGCCGGTAGCGCACCACCCTGTAGGAGAGTCCTTGGTCTGCTCTGCTGTGACGTCCTGGCCTAGAAATTGGATTGATTTCATGGTTCAGATCCGGGTCAGATTTTTGCGGTCACGCTCTGCACCGATGGCGAACAATCCGGCACCGGTACCAAGCAACGCACCACCGATCAGGAGCGTTGACGTTGCTTTGCTCTGCAGTTCGCTGCAGCTGTTGTAGGAAGCCGGGCACGGGGTCCAGAGACCTAACGCCCCAGCCAAACAAAGGACGCCGCCATAGGCTCCGCCGATGATGCCCGTTCCGATTAGTAGGTTGTTCATAGGTTTGATGTGGTGATAGTTGGTGAGCTTGTCTGCTCGGTTTCTACTGTAGCATCTCAACAGTAAAATGACGCAACCGGTTCTAAAACAACCGGAAACGGAACGTCTTCCAAGCGTGCCAGGTAGGCACCGCAAGATTCCGACCATGCAGGTTCTTTACTGACCAAAGCGTCCCGGACCTCACCAGTCGGCCAACTGCTGTACCCAATAGCAAAGCGATCGTTCCAAGCCTGCAAAGCTGGCCACTCTGCATCAGCGTCAGCCGGAAGCGGGGAAGCGTGCCAGCCGCAGACCCAATCAAGGAAGCCTGTCTCGGCCAAACAATCGGCGCGGTAGACAGCTAAAGGTCCGTAATTTCCGCGTACGTCACCACCTAGGTGCTTTTCAACGACAACAAAGACGTCTGGAGAAAAAAACCAGTCAGGGGCGTCCTCTGGAGCAAACACGGAAAAAACGAAATTAGCAGAAAAGTCGTTTTCTGAATTGTAGGTGTTGTCCCGTACGCGCTGTACGTATTGTTGACGAGTCTGCCTCGCAAACCAGCGAAGCAGGGCTGGTTCGGCATCAGCGCACCACGAGCCAGGATCCACAGAATCTGGCAGCGTTAAGGGTTCCCCCAAACTTTGACGGATGTGCTCGTCAGTGTCCAGCGTGGGACAGTCCCAGAACTTAGGATCAGCGGAAGCAGTCATGACCTTTAGGTGGAGTCAACCACTACAGTAGAACACAGATCCTGGGGAAACGCAAGCGCCTCAGTCAACAGACCCTAGCTATAGGCAGTTTTCCACAAATTAATCGCCATTTTTCGTTTTTCCTGTATTGTGCTTGGGTAGCCCCACCTAGACACCCTTGTCAGTTTTCAGCACCACAGAAATAAAGAAGCGCTCCACCCAAGAAGAGCGCGAAATCAAGCGCCTAGAAAAAATCGCCTACAAAGATCTGCGCTGGGCAATCGATCGTTACCCGATCACCCCAGCAGAGTGGGAGACCTTGTTAACGCTCCACAGCAGACACGGAAAGGAAGGCGGGAGGCAGTTAGCACATGAGCTGATCCCGTCTTGGTCTCTACGCCAGGAAAGCATGGAGGGCGGTTGTCCCTGTCCTGCTGAACTTTGGAATCAATGGAAACCGGAATCTGTCGGTAAACGTCCCAGCACTCGTAAGGTCAGGATTGACGCCGGTAAAGCTCGCAAGCGGACCAGTACAAAGTAACTACAGGGCCTTCGGGCCTTTTTTATTGCCCGTAGATGAGACTCATGAGACTCATAACGACTACGGGTTAACTCGCCTTGCTGTTGAGAACGATTCTCATTCTTACCCGTATGCGATCACGTACCAGCCAACCTTGACGCCTGACCCTGTGGTGCTACATTGGTCATCAAGCGGAACCACACCAAGGCGACGCTCCAGCCAATCACCCTATGAATGGCTTTTTCGCTATGAATGGCGATTTTCGCTATGAATGGCTTTTTCCCTTATGAATGGCTCTAATGAAACTCAAACGTTCCAGGAAAGAACGCACTTGCAAGCAATGCGAAGCAACGATCGCTAAAGGCGATTTGTATGGTCAACGTTCCAGGAGTGTGACTGGGCAAGAATCCATCAATGGCGGTAAGGACTGGGCTCCTTACCGACTTTCAATCAAACAAGATCTTTGTGAAGTTTGCGCTTCGGAGGTTTGAACCATGAAAACGCTCCAGCTACCAACTTTCACAGAGACGAGACTCGTGAGTCTCACGTTGACGGATACCGTTAAACGTGGGGCTGAGCGGATCATCTACTGCCAGACCCTCGCAAACAGCGTGGAGGAGGCCCTAGAGCGCTCCAGGCAGCACTATGGCCCTTGGGTGGTTTTGAATGCTTGGGGGAGCAGGAGGCTGCCTCTGAATGGCGTTTTGGTTGGGGGTGGGTTCTTCCTTCGTGGGGAAAGGGATGCAGACCACCCCCATTGCCTTAAAAACATCAGGCAGGTCAAGGGGATCTATCCACGTAAGCGTTCCAGGTAGATCAACTTGCGGCTTCTTTTAAACCAGAAAAATATGCTTCAGCACGTTCCAGGAACCTAAATTCGGCACCCCTAAGTTCGAGTTCGCTTAGTTCTCGGACTTGGGGGGCTCCGGTGCGACGTGCCACCACTACTAGGCCGCCTTGCGGTTTGATGTTGGTGAGACTCTTGAGTCCAATGCTGTACGCACCAAGCTGGTCGATGTAATTCGTAAGCATGTCCTCTGATCGTTCACGTTGAGAGGTCTTCCAATCAACGATGCACAATTTTTTGTTCACGTCTACAAGGGCATCACACGTTCCAGCGAATCCATGGTTTTGGTTGAGGCTGTAATGAATGGAAAATTCAATCGCATGAATGGCGGTTACGTTTTCCAGGATCCAGCCCTTTAGGTTGCGGGCGTAACCAGCAGCGTTCCAGGGGACTTTGGGAGCTCCTAGGGCGGCTTTCTCTAGGGCCCATTGGGTGATGGGGGCGGGGCAGCGTTCCAGCCCGTCTGGGGAGGTTTTCCAGCTGTTGCGCTTGTTGGCGGTTTTGCGTGCCAGCTGGGCGGCGGTTTTTAAGGTGTATTCACAGGCGTCGTGGGCTTTGGTGCCTCGGTTGGCGGCTAAATCCCGGTCTTGGATAGCACCCGGTCGAGCCAGCCACCGTTCCAGGGCCTCTTTTTGTTGGGGTGGGGCTGTTTCTTTGAGGATGTGCGTAACAGAGTGAAAAGTATTGCCCCCGTTGTCCCGATATACGCGGAAATCGCCAGAATCATCTCGTACCAGCCGACTTGTGCGTAAGGTACTTAGCTTTTGTTGTGATTCTGATTCCATATATGGATAAGCTGATTTACTTTGGGGTCTATGAGATGGTGTGAGCTTACCCAGCCTTTGTATGGTCCGATACTAATACGAACCATGCCGTCTTCTTCGTTATGTATTTCGGGTTCTGGGGTACGTTCCAGCATGACTAAACACTTTTGATGTTTTCGGTCATTGCGGGATGGTTGCGGTACAGATTGAATAGGCCGGTGAAGTGACCGTGCCAGGGATGATCCTTACGGAAGCGGAGGTCCTTGCGGTATAGGTGCTCTAAGCGGGCCATTCGCTGGTCTTGGGTTTGGACGTCTTCTGCTCCGTAGGTCATGAAATACTCTTTCCCAGATTTACTATAGCCAATAAAAAAGAGGCCACCGCTCGGCCGGTTGCCTCTTTGTACCCCTTCAGTTTTTTAGATTAGCACAAAATCAGTGCATGTGAATGGCAACGTTCCAGCGGATACAACAAAACCCCGAGAAGTGGGTCTCGGGGTTCTGAAGTCACAGGAGCAGCGAACAACAGCTGGGCGTGATGTAAACAGCCGATCAGAGTCGTTTACTCGCAAAGAATACCAGAAATCTGGGTCTTTACAACGTCTCGCCAAATGGATTTCCGCCCACCATCAGCTGGGTGAGGTCGTAGCCCTTGCCCTCAGCATCGCTCCAGGCTGCATCCACGGTCTCCTGCATACCCTTTTTGCGGGGTGCGGGGAGAATTTTGTATTCCGTGTTCATTTTTACGCCTGTACGTGATACAACCATGTCCCATTCTTGGAGGTTTGAGTAATCCTCTTGGTTGCAGATGTTGTCAAGTTCTTTGATAAGAGTCTTTTGACCCATTTCAAATACCTTGACCTTGGAATCTGCGTAGTCAAAGCAGAAAAATGCAAGGGCAAACTTGGGTTTTTCAAGTTCGGTGCCTTCATAATTCATGCGCTGTTTGTAGTCACCTAGTTCTTTGGTGATGTCATCAGCAGTAGGTTCGTCGGCAAACCTGAATGGCTTCTTCTGGCCATCGTCGGTCTCGCCCCAGACAGTGAAATACTCCAGGGGTTCTTCGCTGAGGATGGCAATCCGATAGGACTCGCCGTCCCCCAGCTTGGAAGCGGTCATATATCCGCCATTACCGCCGCCGCCTCCGGCTGCGATCTTTGATGCTTTGGTTGAAATGAAGCCCATGAGCGCTGTTCTTGCTCGGTTGGCTCGACCACCCTAGTACCGTTCCATGGGCTTGACAAGCCTCCATACAATAAAAAATGCCCCTCAGGCCGCAGAACCTGAAGGGCGTTTGTAAACCTCTATTTCACTTTAGTATGAGACTAGTAGATCTCGTCAAGCAACTGCCCCTGAGTTGGGTACTTGCTCCCATTTACCGCAAAGGCGCTCGGATGATCTCCGGCAAAGAAGCCATCGGTAAAAATCCCCTTGAACTTGCCTTTGACAAATCCCTTAATCGGGATGACGTAGCGCACCAGCTTGAAAAGCGCTCTGATCTCTCTGCTGTTGGTGTATTCACTGGCATCAGAGGCAATGGTCTTGTCATCCTTGACGTTGACAAAAATCTTGCTGCGCTCAAGCGTAAGTGGGGTTCGGATCTGGACGGCGCTCCAGTTATTACTTCCACTAAAAGGAACGCCGCTAAATATATCTTCCGGGTTCCTCAGGAACTTTGGAATGAGGTTAGTGGCTTTGGTCATTCAGAAGACCACAACCTCGGCTACGAAGTCCTGTTCGGTGCTCAGGGCGTCATCTACGGGGCCTATCCGGGCTCACAGGACGGCAAATGGCCCGCAGGGGAATATGACTTCAGCGGGGACCCGGACGCCGTTCCAGAGGCTCCTGCGTGGCTCCTAGCGGAGATGAAGGCCGCTAAGGCTCCCAACACCTTCATCAAAAACCGCACTGCCCTTGATCTCAGTGATCGCACTGAGGATGAAATCGCGGTGATCATCACTGATTGCCTTGACGTCATCCAACCTCGCGGTGCTGGGCAGCGGGATCACTGGATCCGCATTGGCATGGCGATCCACTCCGTACTGCCCAATTACTTGGGCCTCACACTCTGGTCTGCCTGGTCTGCCAAAGACCTCGACTTTGCTCATGAATGGCAGGGCAATCAAAACCCCTGTGAGCAGCCTTGGAACTCCTTCAAAGCTGGTGGCCGTATTGGACTGGGCTCCCTGATCTATCAGGCAGACCGCATTGACCCCAAACGCACCAGGTTCCAGCCGGACAGCCTGAAAATTCTTGAGGCTGCTGAGGCTGCAGTTCAACGCACCAGGGAGGTGGGGCTTCCTTACGACGAAATCATTCGTCGCGGTATGGCTGCTTATGAGCTCGACGACACCTCTCGCATGAATTACGAGCTGCACTCCATCGCAATGGAAGCTCGTTACAAAGACCAATCCGGTGTTGAAAAGCTGCTTATGGAGTACATCACGCAGCAGACACGGGAAGCGGGCAGAACCATGGATATCCGGGAGCGGGGTCTTCGGGATTTCCTGATTCCTGGTTTGCTGCCCTATGGGTATCTCCTGCTGATGTACGGCGATCCAGGGTGCGGTAAGAGCGCGACTGCCCTGGCTCTGATGAAGCATGTGGTGGATGGCATTCCGTTCCAGCTCAAGGATCAGCTGGTGCCGGTTGAAGCAGGTCCAGTGATCTACTTCAACGCAGACATGTCCTCACTGGATTTCCAAGAGGAGTACGACCTGCATGAAATCAAAAACGGGCAGAACTTCTGGTTCGAGCCTGACTTCAACATCTACAGGCAGGCGCAGTTCATGAAGACCATGAACCGGGTGAAGCCGTCCATGATCTGCATCGACAGCCTCTCCAGCTGCTCTGGGTCTAAGGCGGGGGATGAGAACAAGGCTGAGTTTGCGCAGCCTCTGTACTGGCTGAGCGCCAAGAACGGCATTCTCTGGCCTGCTTGCACCATCGTGGTCCTCCACCACGCTGCAAAGGCCACAGGGGGCGCACGAGGCTCTACAGCCATCTCTGCTGCGGTCTCTGAGGTCTGGAATATCAGCCACCCCAAAAAAGACTCTGGTCTTCAGGTTGACCAGCGGGTCATCACCGTTGGCAAGTCACGCTTGAACCGCAGTGGTGAATCGCTTATCCAGACCCAAAACGAGGATCTCACCGTTTCCCTGGTCGAGGCACGCAAGCTTGAGGAGCTTCAAACACGGGCTGGAACTGTTGCAGAGCGGATCATGAACCGCCTCCAAACCAAAAACGAGTGGTTGTCGCGCCAGCAACTCAACGCTGATCCGCTTGTGGGTGGCAACGTCAGCGCAATCCGTAAAGCGCTCCAGCGTTTGGTCAACCGGGGTGTGTTGGAGGTCAGGACGCTCCAGCAACTAAAGAAGGGGTCTCCAGAGTTGGAATACAGAGCTTTACTCGTGCGCGGGGGCTTCAAAGAGGTGTCCCACTTACCCCAAACCCCTTGCAATAACTCACTTTCTAAGTGGGACAGTCCCACTAAGGACGAAAAGTGTCCCACTAAGGAATTGGAGGCTGGAGCGTCTAAGTGGGACACCTTCTCTGAAAAACAGGAGTGTCCCACTAAGGAATCCAGTGCTGACGCGGGATCTGACCCAAGTGGGACGTTGTCCCATAGCCCCCGCGCGCGCGAGGAAGATCGCAGTTCAGAGCAATTGCAAGATGCTTTGGACAAGGCGCATGAAATTTGGGATTAACGGAATAGGCTTGAGGTGCCTCCGGGCACCTCTTGCTTTCTTTCTTGCTGATGGTTATTTCGATGGCAGAACAACGCAACACCAACTGGCCTGCAGTTGATGGGGCGTACAACCATTACGACGCTTGGGGCATTGCGGCCAGCTGGCGCGTCACCAACACATCCAAACTGCTGTTTGTCACCCTGGACCCATCCTGTGACGTCCCAGAGGGCATTCACAGGGGCATGGTCAGCATGGAGTTCGCGCCCTCATGGCTCAACGAAGAGATTTGCCCTGTTGGTACCGCCGTCAACCTGGAGCTTGTCAAGCCCGCTGACAAGCGCTTTGAAGACGGTATTGCGCGGTTTAAATCCATCCGGGAGGACTCCAGCCATCTCAGCGTCTCTAAGCCGTTGCAGGAGGTCAGCAACACACTTCCAGTGGTTATCCCTTCCTCAACGTCTGTACGGGAGAAGATGGTGATCTCTGCCGTGGACAAAAACCTCAAGTGCAAGTTCCTGGGGCGTTGTATTGCGCTCCAGGTCAACAAAGCCCAGGCCATTGAAGAGGCCATGCAGCTCTGGCTCAAAAAACACTGATTGCTTTGTGCTAGCATCTCGGGGGTCTTTATGACCCCTTTACTACAAAACAACTTTATGCCTTACGACATTATCCTCCCCGAGGAGTCTCTAGAGCTTGCAGATCAGTACACACTTAAAGATTTGCTTGAATGCCCGGCGTTCCAGGTTTTTTTGGTTAGCGCCATTGGTAACGGCGTCCGGCATTTCGACAAGTTCTCAGATGTTGTGGATGACCGTGATGAACTTTTGATGTTCAGGCTTGAAAAGTTTATGCGCTCAATTCCTTACGACGTCCGTAACGCCTGCTTTGAAAAGGTTGGCACCCTTATTAGGGAATGGAAGGAGCGCGGCATAAGTTCTCAAGTGCATGGCCTGCGGTCTTAGTCCTTGGGATCAGAGGGCAGCCAGCCTTTTTTGATTAGTTGGCTGATGGTGTCCTGTTGACGTAAATAGAGCTGCATTGTCTTGATGTTCATTTCGCGCAGCTCTTCTACGTTCGAGCACTTCTCAATGCTGCGCCTGAACTTATTCAAGGCAAAGCTTCGGTGCGCTTCCATAGTCCAGGTGTAGTTCTACTACATTATGTATCCGGTTTTTAATAAAGGCCAGACTGGTATGAACGTGTCGAAGCGCTCCATGGAGCTTACGACCATCACTTTCTACAAAGTCACAGAGGTCGAAGGCTTCTTGGCGGTCGTGCGCTTCACCGCTTACAACCCTGACGGACTCCCGGAATTAATCTGCGAAGACTTCTATAGCGACAGCCCAGAAGAGTTCTGTCGTTTTGAAGCTGAAGTGGAAAAGGCCCTGGTGAGTGGGATCGACGTATCCATCATGAGCAGTTACGAGGCTGATACATTTCCGGTCGTCCATACCTACCTCACGCTCTAATAGTGCTAGGGTAGTCGAGTTCCACTGCTCAGCACCTATGAGCGCCATCATCGAAATCCAAAGCCGCAAGATCATTCACGGTCCTTGTGGCTGGTCCGTTGACTTCCAGGCGGTCGTTGACGACATCGTCCAAGTTTCAGCTGCTACGCGCCACGACCCACCGCAGTACGCCAGTGCCGTCTGTGATGGTTCTGTCCTCCTAGGCGATGAACCCCTGCCCACAACTCATCGTGAGTTCCTAGAGCTTGCTGAGCTTGTGGATAACTGGCAGCCCATCAACAACTACTGATCAAATCACATCAACCATCAAAGACCATGTCTGCCTACACCACAAACAACATCTACGAAATGAACATGGATCGTCTCCTTTATGCATTCCAGCAAAGGCTTCGCGTTCTCGTCAAACAGGAAGAGCGCACACCCATTACAGATGCCCAGCCTGGTTGGGTTATGGACATTATTGAAAACGACATTCAGCCAGCAATCGACAAGATTGTTGACTGGGAGCCCACAGACGACGAGATTACCGCCAATAATCCATGCGGGATTGCTTGGCACGATGGCTGCAGATGATCTAGTCAACCAGCCGCCCCACTACACAGCGGGGCGGTTTGAAGCCATTGACGTCATTGAGGACGCAGTTCAGCACGCACCAGACCCTGCTTCTGGATTCCTTCTTGGTAACACTTTGAAGTATTTGTTGCGTGCTTGGCTTAAAGGCAACACCATTCAGGATCTGTGCAAGGCCAAGTGGTATCTCAGTCGATTGATTGACCGCTTAGAAAGCCAGCGCAGTGTGATCCTGCATCAACAACTGATCAAGGACGTTCCACCCGCATTTGATGACCCCCTCCAATGACCATTCCGATTCACGACAACTCGCTCAGCAGCCTCAATGCTGAGGATAAAATCTTCTTCGCCCGCACCGAAGCTGGTTGGTACATGGATGATTCCGGCTGGTACGCACCAAATGGGACTCATGAGTCCAACTGGGAGGGCGAATTTCCCGAAGAACACCTTTTTTAATTTTTATGGATTTTCACGAAGCTTTTGATTTGGCTGCACAAAACATGGCAGCTCAAATTTTTTTACAAAGTCCCCAAGTGCAAATGCTTACAGAAGAATTAGCTGAAGCAGAATGCGATCCAGATCGCGAACAAACTCAAAGAGCAATAGCAAATGCTCATTATCTTGCTAGGGCAGCTTGTTTTATAGCTTGCACTTACAGAGTGGCCATTGAACACGAAAAAACTAATCACAGCTGATGAACTACAAAGTTTTTTACGGCGCTGAGCATCTCAGCAAAATTTCTGCTGCCAAGCACGTTGCATTTGACTGCGAAACGCTCCAGCTGCAGCCTGAAAGCGGTAAACTACGCCTCCTTCAATTGGGCGCCGCAGTCAATAAAACCATTGTCATCATTGACTTGTTTGAGGTTGATGACGCTAGCTGGGATTTAATTGATGACTTTTTAGAGTCTAAAAATCGTAGCTGGGTCGCTCACAATGCTGTCTTTGATCTTGGCTGGTTACAGGAAAACGGTTTCACTTTAAACGGGAAGGTAAATTGCACAATGCTTGCCAGCAAGCTGTTACACAACGGCCGCCCTGGTTTAAAGCATGGTCTGGCAGATGTTGTAAAGCGAGAGCTTGGCATTTCTTTATCCAAAGAACAGCAAAAGTCTGACTGGGGCGCTCCAGAACTCAGTGATGAGCAGCTTGAATACGCGGCAAAGGATGTGCAGATCCTGCTAGAAGTTGATGAAGTATTGCGCAAAAAAGTTGCGTCAAATGGGCTGCTGAGTGCCTATGGGCTGGAGTGTAACGCTTTGCAGGCCATGGCTTTGATGTGGCGCACCGGTTTGCCTTGGAATCGCTCCAGTCTTGATGCTCTACGGGAGGACTATGAACATGAAATCGCTGCGCTTTCTAAGGAGTTTTTGTTTGAGCTTGATGAGGCTCTGCCAGCTAAACACAAGTTGCCCAGAGAAAGCTCCCCGCGATTGGGTTATCTCAAAGCGAAACTCACGGAGATGGGCCACGACCCTTCTATACGCGATAAATGGGAGCAGGAGATCGCAGATCTCGAAACTCAACCAACTATTTTTAACCTACGGGCTAAGGAGGAGGGCTCCAAACGACTGGGTACAAAAAAGTACAAAGGGTTTAACCTCAACTCACCAAAACAGCTTCTGGAAAAATTCACGGCGCTCTTAGGCAAGGAGCCCATTGATAACAAAACAGGAAAACCCAGTGCAAGTCGTGCAGCGCTCCAGGAATACGCGGCGGATCATCACGTTATTCAGCTTTACCTTGCGTGGAAAAAGGCTGAGAAACGCCGTCAAATGGTGGATTCTATCCTTGAAAAAATGGACTCTGACGGTTTTGTACGTGCCAGTTATTTGCAGCTCGGGGCAGAAAGTGGGCGGATGTCCTGCATCAAACCCAACAACCAGCAGATCCCGCGTGACAAAGAATTCCGCAGTTGTGTTGAGGCTCCTGATGGTTGGCTTCTTGTGGATGCTGATTTTGGTCAGATGGAATTACGACTCGCTGCGGCAGTGGCTAAAGATGAACGCATGATCCAAGCCTTTAAAGATGGCGAGGATCTTCACACGGTTACAGCAGAAGCAATCGGCTGCTCTAGGCAGATAGCCAAGTCAGCAAACTTTGGGCTGCTCTATGGCTCTGGTGCGAAGGGTCTTCGTAACTACGCAGGTAGTAGTGGCATCACCATGACACTTGAGGACGCTAAAGAAATTCGCGACCAGTGGCTCAAGACGTACCAGGGGATTGCTAAGTGGCAAAAGGAAAAGGGGTATGCCGCAGAGCAAACGCAAAATCAAAAAGATGCTTTTATGCGGATACCGCTGTCTGGGATGCGGCGGTGGTTGCCTGGGGAGATGAATCGCCTAACGGTTCGGTGTAATACGCCAATCCAAGGTGCTGGTGCGGCCATCCTCAAGTGTGCGTTGGGCAAGCTTTGGAAGGAGTTAGTCAAGGTTGGGGAAACTGAGGCCAGGATTGCAGCGTGCATTCACGATGAAATCTTGTTGCTTGTTAGGGAAGAAAAGGCCCAAGAGTGGGCGGCAAGGCTAAAACAAATAATGGAAGACTCGGAAGCAAAGTGGCTTGGGGATATTCCGCCACTAGCTGAGCCTTCAGTCGGTAAACGCTGGTCGGAGATTCACTGACATGGTGAGCATTCATCGCACGTCCCAGGGCTGGAGCCTTATGGTGCCGGAAGATCTGGGCTACTACAGTTCACTTGGGGATGTGATGGATGCTGCCTATGGCGCCACTAACAGGACGGCAAATCATCATGCGGTATCTGCAATACGAAATTGCAAGGGCAACAACTGCGGATCTTCAGCGGGCGGCTGAGTTCTTGGAGGGAGCAAGGGACATTCGTAAGGGCTGTCGTGCGCAACGAAATGAGTCTCGTGAGTCTCAGGCCAAGGGGTGGCGGAAGCACGTCGATGACTCAATTACTTGGTAGCACATTGTTAGACTGTTTAGTAGTAGACAACGCGCAGGATGGCAATCCGCCACGGCAATAAGACGTATTTTCAGATCCTGCTCGATCCCAATCGCGCTGAGCTTCTGATTGGCCTAGCCAATGGGCTCAACGTGCGACCTACCAGCTGGGTTCGCGATGTGATCTACAAGGAACTGGAACGTTGCATCCCAAGTGCGGCGTACCAGGCAGCTTTGGAGGCGGATGATGCTGCTTGGCAAGCTTCGGTAAAGCGGCGAATTGATGGCAGGGCGAGTCGCAAAAAAGATGCGCAAGATCAGGAGTAGACCCCTAGGCAAACTGGGTAATTATGCTACTGTACGGGAGCTTTAAATAAAGCTATGCGCTACGCACTTCAACTCCAAAATCAGACTTATCTAGCTGCTTGTTATGAAGCCACAGGTTCAGGTCTTAGGATCACGGACAAATCTGAGGATGCTTGTTCTTACGTGACGCTTGAAAAAGCTTTGTCTGTGGCTCTTCAATTGAGCCATGCATTAGGTACACCGCCGACTGTGGTTGAAGTTGAAAACTAAAGAAGGTTTCGCAGCCTACCTACGGGATATAGGCCAATATCCTCTCCTCACTAAAGATCAGGAGATCATCCTTGCTCGTCAAGTGCAAGCTTGGATTTCAGCGGACGCACCAGATGCTCGGGCGATTAAGCGGGGTCAACGTGCATACCACAAGTTAATTAATTGCAATCTTAGGCTTGTGGTTTCGATTGCCAAAAAATACACCCACAAGTGTATGCGCATTGAGATCTACGATCTTGTGCAAGAGGGCAACATGGGTCTTGCCCATGGCATCAAAAAGTTTGATCCTGAGCGGGGCTACGCCCTCTCCACCTATGTCTATTGGTGGGTAAGGCAGAGCATTACTCGTTACATCAGCACGCAGGACCGGATTATTCGGATGCCTGCTCATGCCAGTGAACTGCTCAGCAAAATCCAAAACTGGAAGCCTAAGTTTGAGGCGTCCCATGGCAGGAAACCAACGCTAGAAGAGTGCGCTGATCTAGTAAAACTCAGTCCCGAAAAGCTCCAGGATTACATAGATAGGTCTAGTGATGCCTTGAGCCTTGACGTCAACGTCAAAAATATAGAGGACGGGGTGATGCTAATCGACAGCGTTAGATCTGATGAGGATGTATTTACCAACATCTGCGCTCTTGAAATGGCGGAAAAAATGGATGATCTTTTGATCTGCCTCAGCGACCGCCAGAAATACATCGTCAGTGGTGCGCTTGGATTGGAAACCGGTGAACCTACATCGTTCCAGGCTATGGGGCGGGAGTTGGGGTTGTCTAGAGAACGGGTCAGGACGATCTATTACGACACTTTGAAACGCTTACGTCTTCGCTACTCACGTCAACACGGAATGGGAACTGATGCACTGCCCTGAATGCAACCACAAAAACACCGTAGTCACTTCAACCCTGTGTCACCCAACCGGTAAAAGGGTTAGGCGCTATAGGAAATGCCCATCTTGCGGTCATACGTTTCGTACCACCCAACAGGTGGAACGTCTTGATGATGACGGCATTCTTTGGAATATAAAACGACCCGCTGGTACGAAAAGTCCTAGCTCGTTTTTTACACAGGAAAATATTGCTGACATAAGGAAGCTTAGAAAATATGAGGGCTGGTCAGCGGACCAGCTCGCAAAAAAATATGGGTGCCATCCAGTGACAATCCGCCGTATCCTACGACGAGCACGTTATCAAGATGTTCCTGAATGACCGTATCGCTTGTCTGGGCTACTCCCAATGCCGAACGTCTAATCGTAAAAATGGCTAGGGTCAGTAACCCAGCAAACGAAGATAACTGGGAAACTGGCCCGAAGCTCATTAAGTACCTGATTAAGCACAAGCATTGGTCTCCTATGGAGATGGCTTGCATGTGCGTCAAAATTGAAACTGAGCGGGATATCAGCGCTCAAATCTTGAGGCATCGCAGCTTTACGTTCCAGGAATTTTCAACTCGTTATGCCAAAAGTGCGCGGGCTGAGACTCCTTGGTTTAGGCGGCAAGACACCAAAAACAGGCAGAACAGCTTTGCGGATATTCATCCAACGCGCCAGGATGGTTATCAGCGGCAGGCTTCCTATGTGATTGGGCAAGCCTTTTCGCTGTATGACCGGATGCTCCAGGACGGGGTGGCTAAGGAAACAGCAAGGCGCATCTTGCCGTTATGCACTGGAACGACGCTTTATATGCAGGGCACCTTGAGAAGTTGGTACCATTACATTTCTTTACGCTCCAGTGAGGACACGCAGCTAGAGCATCGTCGAATTGCAATTGCCTGCCGTGAGATCTTCAAACAACAATTTCCAGCAATTGCGGAGGCTGCGTTTGAGTAAAATTACCCTATGGAGAATTTCAAGATAGAAATTCAAAAAATTGGTGATGGGGTGTACCGCGTCTGTACACCCTATGAAGGTATTTGCGTTGAAACTAAAAGTGAGCACAGAGCTAAGGCGGTGGCAGAAGCTCTTCAACGTGCCAGCCATTTTAAAATTCGATCTTCGCGGTCTGGCGACCAATAGTCTCTATCCCTGAACCACTGAACCCAATCGTTACCGCTTTTGTGGCTGTTGCAAGAGAAGCAGCACCCCACCAAGTTACTTAGTCTTGTTTCTCCACCTTTGCATTTAGGGTGGACGTGATCCAGGGTTGCGTTCTTGCCTAACGGATCTCCGCAATAGGCACAACAGTAATCCCAACCTTGGAGTATTCGTTCCCGGAAGCGCATCTTTGCTTGCTTCCGTGGGACAAGCTCAGTTTCTTGGATTTGGTGATCCATGTAGTTGCTTCATAGAGAACTGCGGGATCCCGTGGGCAACTATTTGTATTCTAATCCTGACAATACGACCCGCTTATCTAAAACTCACTAATTAAGAATAGCTTTACGTGCTTTGGCATAAAGTGCTAGCCTATCTTCAATTCCGTTGTAACCGCCGTTGAGAACTCTGGTTACTTTGTAGACATCTTGGCCTTCGCAAACTTGCGCCCAGTTGTTTTCTTCGATCCAGCAGACGGCAGACAGGAATGGGTACTTGTTGGCGACGTAGTTAGCGCCTTCTTTCATGACGTTATCGTCAGCAAGACCGTTACGTTCCAGCCAATCACTGAAGCGTTGGTAGTTGTAGCGGCCGGTTAGTTGGATGCAACCTCCGCCGAAAAAGAGTTTGCCGTCACCTGGACCGTTGCCTAGGTCGCTGCGGTTGTCGTACATGCGGGTAAAGTACTCGTCATCACCGAGTTCCTTCATCCAGCGGTAACGACCAGTTTCATGGGCAGTTTGGGAAATTAAATGCCTGCGTTGCTCAAGGCTGGTCATTCCAGTCATATGAACTAGAGCATTTAGATCATTCATGAAGTTGTCGTCAAATTGGCCCGGCTTCCAACCTGAGATTTCCGCAACCTGCTCACGGCTAACTAACCATTTACCCTCCTTTGGGGCAACGGCTGTAGACCACGTCCGATACCACTCCTGGTTACGGTCGAAGCAATCTGGGCAGAAGTGCAAAATCTGCTCCTCAAGTTCTTGGATGCCCGCTGTTTGGTGACCCAGCTTCTTGTAGTACTTGAACAGGTCAAGCAGGCGGATCTTCCCTGGAGTCATCAGACCAGTCGTGGTGAAAGCTTATTGGTGGGCCTAATCCCGTTGTGTCTTCACCTTCTTGCTCAGTGAAAACAACACGGGATTTTTGTTTGGGCTGGGATGCGTGCCAGTCCTTAACAGCAAGGTCAATGCGGGGCTTCAAGGTTGCTTGGAACTTAAAGTCCTGGGCAGCCTTCTTTAGGTGGTCCGTCCAGTGCTTATCACCGAAACGCACCAGCCATTTGGTGTCCGCTGGAACGTTGCTTACTTTTTTGGGAAGACACGCATCAGCACTTCCAGGACAATCTGGATCAGGCTATTGCTGCGTAGCGGGGACATCCCGATGATTTCACTGGTTGCGTACAACGCAATGCTGATCATTGCGACCGTTGTTGGATCCATAGTTAAAACAAGATCACTTCCAGAGTCTAGTGATGTTGCTCCAAAACACGTAAACGTTTTTCATGGTCGTCCAGACGCTCCTTGTGGTCTGAACGTAAGGCTGTAATCTGCTCTAGAACTAGCGTAATTCGGGCATCCATAACGCTGGAACGTTTGTCCAAACGCCATAACGCGCCAGTGGCAGACGCAATGATGACTGTCGCGACGCCGGAGAAAATATCCACGGCAGGTTCTCCGGTTTTCTCAGCCTATTCTAAAGGATCTCTTTTTCCAGCAAGAATGGTAACCGCACGCTTGTAGAACATGGAATCAGTTTTGCCTGCCTTTTCAAGGGCTTGCTTAACTTTTTTCCAGTTCTCAAGCGTGTGGCTATCCATTATTTGCCTTGGCCTCTATACATCTTTTTATTATGCCGGGGCTTGGAATTTGTTCCTTGTCCCTGTTTTGTTTTCTTAGGCTTTGACTGGATGAAGTTTTTGCCTAAGGAAGTTGGGGACTTCATTGCCATGGCACACCAGCTGCTTTAGTTGGTGAGCGCTTTTCGTTGATTTGTGCTTCAAGGGCAGCTTCGATTTCAGCGACCTTTTCGTCGCCGCCGATAGCTTCTTTGACCCAACCGATTACGGTTTCAAGGGTGAGGTCGTCATAGGGGATGAGGCTTTCGGGGCGCTCGAAACCAATGCTGCCATACGCACCAGCGGAATAAGCTTCACCGTCAGTGGCAGAAACTGTGTAGTGAGCAGTGAAAACGAAACCATCAGCGGTTTCGCGGTCCAGGGTGTTGATGCCCCAGGTGAAAGTGGTGGCCATGATGAGTGAGAGCTCCTAGGGGATTGTAGTAAAAAAGCCCCGTTATGCCACGGGGCGGTTGTCGCGCTAGGCGATGTAGTGAGTAGGGCTAAAGGGTCTAGAGCGCAGCAACGACAAACGCCAATAGCTCGTCGTACCGAATACCAAGTCGCTTAGTGCCGTCCTCCATGTCGTCTTCGCAAAACAATGCGTAACGTCGTGGGTCAAGACCTTCATCGACAAATGCCTGCTCAACCTCTTGAGCTATTACGCCAACGTGAATACGGGCGCCATCTCCTTTGTTGGCAAAAGCATCAATAAAGCGAAACTTCTTAATTAAGCCTTTGATTGCAACTGCAACAGAGAGTTCTGCTGCATCAAGATTTTCAATATCTTGTTTTAGGTTTGCGTCGGAGGTGTTGATCGTGCCTGTTGCGGCGTAAATAGTGCTCCAACGCAAAGATGCGCCGCCAACATTGTGAGTATTGTCGGTAGCAGGAGCAATGGTCCCTGAAAACTTAGTTGCTCCGCCTGATTCAATCCTCATCCGCTCCGTCGGACTTGACGCACCATCCGCCGTAGTGGAGAATATTAATGTGCCTGGATAATCATCAGTGCCATTGGTTCCATCTGTTGCACCTGTAATTCGTGCATATTCACCTGCATCTGAGTCGTTATCATTAAAAGTAATGATGCCTAAATTATCGCTACTTCCTGTATTTGCTGTAGTTTTGTTATTGCCAAGTGAAAGATAAGAAGCGTTATCATTTAACGTGTTGCCTCGGATTGCAAATTTAGTATATTGAGCGTCTGTTCCGGCTGGAGCACTAGACGTCCCGATCAACAGCCTGCCCGAGCTGTCGATACGCATCTTCTCGCTGCCCCCGTTCGTACCAAAGCGCATAGCGTCAACAGAGTGCGAGTATGTAATAACTCCTCTGTAGGCTTCATTGCCATCCGGTCCATCGGCAAAATAAATGTTGCTATCCGTACCTGATGTGGCGTCAATAGTAATCCCGCAGCTTCCTGAATTTTGAATTACAAGTTGATTAGCAGCAGAATCAAAACTTCCAGGACTAGTTGCTCCAATGCCAACGCGGCCCGAGCTGTCAATGCGCATCCGCTCGGCACTGCTTGTTGCAAAGCGCAGATCTACGCCTCGCATACCTATTGACTGGAGAGAACCGTTATCTTGGTGAGCAACAAGTGCTGGAACGTTCCCTACTTCTCCTTGCGCTCCGTTGAAACTTATATGCTTGTTAGTGTCTATTTTGACCGTCATTTTACCGACGGTAGTTGATGTTCCAATCCCAACATTTCCCGAGCTGTCGATGCGCATCCGCTCGCTACCTGCTGTTTCAAAGATCAGATTGCCAGAGCTGGTTGCACTGCCGCCATCAGCTTTAATAACCGCTGCCTCATAGGGCGTTGTGCTATTAAAAGATTCAAAAACAAGTTTTCCGCCCCAGCGACTTGCGTTTGAATTAGAAATTTTGAAGGCAGGACCGTAATTACCAACGCTTTGCTCAATGTGCAATAACTCGTCAACCGTCGTAGTGCCAATCCCTACGTTGCCCGCAAAAGTTGCCGAGCCGTCTGCTGTAATTTTAACTGTTTGCGAGTTTTGGTAATAGCCTCCAAATAACGTAGAAATTGTGTTTGTCCTTTGATTAAAAATTGCTCCATTAGAATCAATTTTTAAGCCATTGGTTGTAGTGCTTGATGAATCAAATCCCCCAGCAAATAATGCGTCACCAGCCACCTCCAGTTTTGCACCAGGACTACTAGTCCCCACACCTACATTGCCCGAGCTGTCGATGCGCATCCGCTCATTTCCATAAGTCTTGAAAACAAGATTGCCACTAGAACCTCCGCTTCCATGGATTTCTGCATCATTACCGCTAATGCCAAAACGAAGGCTAGTATTGTTTGCCGACCCCGTGCTTTGCATAAAGAATAGATCTGCATCTGTACTGCTGCCAATGGTTAACTTATGGCTAGGCGAAGTAGTGCCAATCCCTAGCGACCCTCCCGAGGTGAGAGTCATTTTTTCGCTTATTGAACCACCGTTAGCAATGGTTCCAAATCCCATTGAGAAACTATAGTTTCCCTCTGTAGAATTATCTTTCTTTGTATTGATAAAACCTGCAGGCGTATAATCGCCAAGATTTCTATATTTGCCAAAGAAATAAATGGATCCGCCTACTCCTGTTGCAAAGGAAGCTGTGTCGCGAACGTTCAACTGTCCAATGTTGGACGCGGTAGTTTTAGTACCAGCAAGATCAAGTAAACCGGCAGGGCTACTAGTCCCCACACCTACTTTGCCGTCAGTGGTAATACGTAGTTTTTCTCCGTTACCAGCAACAAGTCCAACAGGGTGACTTGAAAGAGAGCCAATTTTTACAAAGTCTTGCCCAGAGTCAGCCCCGGCAATCATTTTTTTGGTGCCATCTGAAGCTTCGTAGAAGTGCGCCGAAGCGCCTCCTCCTTTCTGTAAATAAACTCCAAGACTAGTACCTGTACCATTGCCGCCAATTCCTACATTACCGTTTCCATCCACTATTACTCTTTGAGTGCCATTAGTGGCGAGGGCTAGTTGATCCGCTCCAGGTGAATACACCCCGGTATTAGCATCACCGTCAAAACTAAGATCTGGAGCGCTGGCACTTGCTGCGTTATCCAGCAGCAATGCACCAGTCATCGTGTCGCCGCTGACATTTACAAATTCGCCAGCTTCACTACGCCATGCCGTGCCGTCGTAAATCTTCAATACATAATTGCCGCCCGTGGTATCCAACCATTGCTCACCTTTTTCAACACCTTGCTGGCCCGAAACAGTACCCGTTCCAGTCGTCGTTCCAGTGGCGGTAAAAACAACGCCGACGGTGTTTGCACTTGCGCCGACCGACGTAAAGTCAGACGTGCCAACGGTCAGGATCTGGTACGTTGCACCAGTTACAAGTGCAGTCGCAGCAGTGCTAGCGGGCGAAGAGTTTGGTGCGCTGGTTCCAATATGGACAGGACCAACCTTAACTAAATCACCGTTGCTGTCTTTGAAAAACAAACCCGGTGATGCTTCATTTGTATTAAGTGCAATCTGACCCTCCGACATAATCGTCGGAATTGGGCGCTTGTTTGCAACGCCACTACGAAGATTTTGGAGGGCCATCCTTAACGCCTATTGCTAGGCCGGAAATTACCCTCCCATATTACGTATTTTGGTTAGTCAAAAGTACCGTCGTCGAGTTGGCTGGTCAAAGCTACGGTGCCGGTCAAATTCGGCAGTGTGACGGTATGATCCGCCGTGGGATCTGCGACATCCAGCGTTGTTTCAAAGTTGTCGGGGCTTGCACCCTCAAAAACCAGTGAGGCGCTTTCGTTAAAAAGGACTTGACCGCTAAACGTCCCACCCGCTTTGGGCATTGCCAAAGCTGCAAGGTCGTAGGCAGTCTTGACGCCGTTTGGTGTGGCTGCAGTTGTAGTACTTGAGCTTGTTACGCCATCCGTGAGTTGCAGGATGCCTGCTGCACTGGTGGTGCCTGCATCAACTGAAATAACAGGGGTTGTCGTACCAGAGGCAACTTGAACAGGAGATGTTCCGCTAACGCTGGTGACGGTGCCGACCTGATTAGCGATCCACTCCAAACCGGTAGTGGTGCTGCTGTTTGCGCTAAGGATGTAGCCATTTGTGCCGACGGCGAGCTTGTCAAGCGTCGTTGAAGCACTGGCTGCAATTAGATCACCTTTGGCATAAGACGCAATGTTGGTGCCACCGCGATCAACATCCAGCACACCGCCGGTCATGTTGTCTACATTGCGGCACTCATTGCTAACTTCTTCCAGCGCAGATTGAACATTGGTGCTACCAAGGTTTGCCGCTGGAACAAAAGCAACGTTACTTGCTGTTTGAGCGGTATAGGTGCTGGAGACGTCAATCTCCAGCCAATCGCTGCCTGTGGAAAGGATTAGGTCAGGCGGTGCTAGTGCAACTGTCGGCGCAGGCGACGTTCCAGTGCCTGGTTCGGACACAACAAGGTAATAGTTTGAGTTGGTATTACTTGCAGACGGCAGAGCAGATCCAACACTCAAACCAATTGCGGTGCCTTCACCTGTTACAGATGCAACTTGGTTTGTGCTTGCGTCATACGTACCAGCAAGAACAATAGCGCCAGCGGAAATACCGATTGATTGCCAGACGTTGCCGTCCCACATGAAGAAGTTCTTATCCAGCGGATTAAAGAACATCTGACCGATGAAATCCGCTACCGGCAGAGTTTCACCGATCTGTGCCGTGGATTTGTTGGCGAGCTTATCTGCAGTAATTGCCCCGTCTGCAATCAGAGCAGTTGCAAACGTTCCGGAGGTAATTTTGCTGGTGCTTAGCTCGGGAATGTCCCCAGCAACTAGGGCTGTTGCTGCTGAAATGTGGCCTTGGGCGTCGAACGTGATTCCGCTGACGGTTGCACCAGTGACGCTGTTGGTGTGGTTAAGCGTTCCAGTGGTGACGCTTAGGCCGGTGCCTGGAATAATTACACCCTTATCTGTCGCAGTTGCATCTGGAAGATCTGCCGCAACCAAGCTGCGGAAAGTTGGTGCGGCGTCTGCCCCGGTAGTTGGCCCGGCGAAAACACTGTTGGCAACTTGGGTGTCAAGCGTGATTGTTAGATCAGCGCTGAAATTATCGGGCTTGGTGACTGCAATAGAAAGTGGAGTGCTTTCTGTGACGGTGATCGTTTGGATTCCTGCTTCTTGGGACCAAACCGTTCCATCCCAGACGTAGGCAAGTCCATTTGCGGTGTCGTACCAGCCTTGACCAACAAATGCTCCGGTGCCGGATGGGCTAGCGCTTGAAACTACGGAGGTGGATTGGTCAGCGAGTTTTTCCTGACTGATCGCTGAATCGTTGATCTTTGCAGTGGTGACTGCGCCCGCAGCGATATTGGCCTGCAGGACAATGTCATTTGCCAGAGTTGTGGCAAAGGATCCGGTGCCGGTGCCTGTTACCGCTCCAGTTAGCGTGATTGTTTGGTCGCCAGTGTTGGTGCCGCTGCTGGTTCCTGAGAATGAGGATCCGTCAGTCCACGTACCAGTGGCTAGGGCGATGTTGCCCAGACCAAGTGTTGCTCTTTGATCTGCAACAGTTGCATCGCCAAGAAGTGCCCGACCCGCTGCTGTGCAGGCGATTTCTTCGACAGTTCCGCCGCCTGCTGTGCTGCGACCCAGGACAACATCCGTTGTTGAGGTGTCCTGGAGGACGTCGTAGGTAACAGAATCGGAGGCTAGTTCTGTTGTACCAACGGCGCCTGCTGTGATTGTGGTTGCAAATGTTCCGGTGCCGGATCCAGTTACATCGCCTGTCAGGGTGATGGTTTGGTCGCCGGTGTTGGTGCCGCTTGTGGTGCCGGAGTGCGTACCGGAAAACGTACCACTCTGAGTGGCAAGCGTTCCAAGGCCAAGGGTGGTGCGCTGGTCGGCAACCGTTACATCGTCAATAAGAGCACGACCAACTGCTGTGCAGGTGATTTCTTCTAAGTCACCTGCGCCTGGGGTGACGCGACCGATGATGATGTTGTCGGTTGATGTGTTCTGAAGTTTTGCGTAGGTGACTGCGTTGTCGGCTAGTTCATCTGTTTCAACGGCACCAGCTGCAAGTTGTGTTGCTGTAAGGCTGTTGTTGGCAATTAGCGTTCCAGCTAGCTCGCCTGCGTTGAGGTTGAGCTTTCCAATCGTGACGGAATTGTCTTGCAGGTCTGCCGTAACAATGGTCAGATCTGAGATTTCGGCGCTCGTAATTGTGTTGAGCGTTGCAATTGAACCCAGACCAAGCGTTGCTCGACCTGCGGCTGCATCTGCATCATCTAAAAGTGAGCGGCCAAATGTGGTGAGGTTGTAAACGGCATATGTATCCGCACCAGTGAGGTAGATGCTCTGGTCTGCTGCAGTGGTCAGATTTGCAATGGATTGCAGACCGGCGTCATAGGCTTGGACGTCGGCTCCAATGTCAACACCCAAATTGATTCGGGCATTTGCTGCGTCAGATGCCCCGGTGCCGCCATCCGCAACAGTAAGGTCTGTGATCCCAGTGATTGTTCCACTGGTGATGGTGACTCCGCTAAGCGTCGGGCTTGTGGAATCTTGTGTGGCAATGCTGCCAAGCCCAAGGGTGGTGCGTTGGGCGGTTGCGTCTGCATCATCGAGCAGTGCTCGACCAGCTGCAGTGCAGGTAATCTCTTCGATTACACCGCTGCCTACAGTGCTGCGTCCCAGCAGTCGATCTGTTGCTGTGACGTTTTGAATTTTTGCGTAGGTAATTGCGTCGTCCGCAATCGCTACTGTGCCTAATTTTGTTGTACTACTTTGGTCAAGTTTGTTTAGGTCGATCGCGCCAGCGTCGATTAGGTCAACGCCTGCGGAAACAAGGTTTTTGGCGGTAACTTTCTTAGTTTCGGACCCACTGATGTCTACGATCGCGAGAACATCAGATTCAGCTACGCCTGCCTCGGAAAGCTCGACAAGCTGTGTAATGCGCTGGTCAGCCAAGGCCCTACTCCTGCGTCAGGAACGTGTATAGACCTAGTTTAGTCAGTCACTTCTTTGAGCAGGAAATCAACGGACTGGTCAAGCTCAATGCGGTCTGTATTTTCCTGCAGGATGTATTCCCCTGGACGACCAAAAATAAGGCGCAACTCTCCAGTCGTTACGAAGTCAACTGTTGCGGTGATGATTCCGTCGTTTGGTACTGTTACGCCGACTGATGTAATTAAAGCGGTTGCCTGGTAAAAAATTGTTTGGGTTTCAGGGGTTATTTCAGCATCGACTAAGTACAATTGTGCGTCAAAACTTGCGCCGATATCTAGGCGCTGGATTGTTTGCATAAGCGTTAGAGGTGTGTCGTTTACACCGTTTGTTGTGTAATCAAACGCGCAGTCAAGACGGCCGGATCCGCTTAAAAGCCCAGCGTTGTACTGGTTTCTGAATTTGTCGGCTAAAGATGTGACGTCAATTGCTTCGCGGGATGCGTTGAACTCGTAGGAGGTTACGTTTGCCAGCGTGTTGACGCTGACATCCTGGAGCCTGACTGTTACATCCAGAGGATCACCGCTAAAAGACTGGAGCGTAATCTCAGAGCTTCGCTCGTTATTAACAGCAGCTGCAAAGGTCGGGAAAAGCCTTAGACCTCCTGCTTCGTTGATCTGAACAAAGCAGCTAAAACTGTTTTCAACTGTGTTGCTAGACCAGTTTGATGCAGGAATAAAAGCCAACCCACTGGCACTGGTTGTCCTGATATCGATACGGTCGCCCGTAATAATGTTGTCTAACGATCCATCGAAACCCACCCTGTTAAGGGATAGGGAGATATCGTCCGGGCTTATCGTCGAAGTAATTTCAGCCAGGGCTTTATCAGGCCCTCGACGGAAAACAAATCTTCCGTGGTTGCCAAGAAAGAAAGCCATATTAGTGTACTACAGCAGCTTAGGGGACGTCGATGAAGTCGCCGTCCATGGTGAAGCTAATCGGAACAGTGCTCAGTTCGCCGGTAGAAACAGTCACGCCAACAGATGTGATGTAACCGTTGAACTGGATACGGTCAGCTGTAGAACTACCAACATTCAACGTAAACAAAACGCGGTCTGAAGTTTCCACCGCTCCAGTGCTTAGAGCACCTGATTGACTCAGTACATAGGAAAAATCTTGGGAGGCGGCTGGGTCGCCAGATTCTTTGCGGTAGTAAAGGATGGTGGCACTACCTGTTGCACCCTTGACGCCAGGTACAAAAGTATTTGCGGTGCTGTCTACCGTGTTTGTCCCCAACAACTCGACCGTGGAGTCCAGCGACCAATCACGAATCTTAAGGATAGTATTGCTGCCAATCTGGAGGCTTCCGTAACGTCCGGTAAAGAAAGCCATGACTAGGGAGACGAAATCACCGTTATCCTCATCCTAGCGAACGTTGAATCTGCTACTACGGAAATCAGCAACCTTAGCTCCCAGATCTTCATAGCAGGGGTATTCCATCGCTTTGACGCGAACTTCGCCTTCCTCCTCTAGAGCAACTTCTGTAATACGAAACACTCTTTTTGAGGGGGCATCAGTGCCCATGACGTACATCCAGCCGTCAAGATCTGATAAGGCAGAAGCGGTCATATTTGAAACAGATACATTTGTGTACTTCTTGGTTTCTTGCGTTCCATGGTTGTAAACCAAAAATGTATAATTTCCGTCTTTGATTTCGTCATGCAGGGGGCTGTTTAAAACGCCTCCAGTTAGCACTCTTCCCGAAGAATACTGGTCCCAAGATGTATTTCCGATATCAATAAAAACATAGCTGCCCGGCTCAACAGGGCTATTGGTAGGGAATGTTTTAAACTCGACGCCGCGTGTAGTAAACTGGCGTTGATTGACAAGTAGCTTGCCGATCATAATTGCTTGCTCTCTTTGTGTTACAAACGAACTAACATCAAAGGTTTCTGCAGACATTTCATCTGCTGGGATATTTTCATCGTTATATTCGTTTTTTCTATAAACTTCAACCGTGTTTTGCCGCGCAAAAACAGTGCGGCTAGACTCCGCTCCAGAGGATTCCATTTCTCGATAAACAACAGTGGCGACCATAGGTTGCGTGCTCTGCCCGTACTCAATAAATTCTTCTTTATACGAACCTTCAATTATGTTTCCGGTTGTAAACAATGCTGAAGGTGTTATGGATATAGGGCTGCCATCGTTTTTAGCAGCACGACCGTCGTTATCTACAGGGATGGCCGGAACTAATGCTTCCTTACCGTTCTTACGTACCAGCTCTAAAAGGCTGAATGGTGCGTTGTTAGCCCAAAATTCACGCCAAGATGTTTGGTCCGCAATAACTCCATCCATAAACAGCTGGATCTCGCCGTTACTTTCCTGTAAGGGCAGCTTGTT